GTAGTCATTACAAATTCTTCCAAACAATTTAAAATTGATTTTACTAACCAGTTTTATAGTTCGGGAAGTCCTTTCAGGGTTTTAGGTTTTAATAAAGAAATTTATACTTCTGCTACAAATGTGAGTATTTATGGAAACTCCGACGATGGTGCTTGTACAGCCCAGGAACTTAAATCAGGAACCATACATCAAGTTACTTGTGATGCTCTTGCTGGAATTTATGATTACAATATGAAAGATGATCCGAAGTATATTATTATGCAGCTTGAGTTTGGAAATAAATCAGCTGACCGAGTTGAAAGTTCTGATATAGCAACAAATCAAAAGTTTGCTGTTATTATTTATGATGCCAATGATCCAGATAATCTTCAGACATACAGTTCTACAACAACTTCAGGAAACCCGGTTACAATAGCAACAACTCGTCCTCCTGGTACACTTAAAGCGTTGAAGGGGTCTGATTTTGATAAAAAGATTTTAAATTTCGAACCACCTATTACATTAGAGAATTTCAAAATTTCTTTTTGGAAATATGACAATACATATTATGATTTCCATAACAGAGAACATCTACTAACATTTGAATTAGATGTTGCCGATTATGATCCTAAATACCGTTACTAAAACGGTTAAGTTAAGTTACCGTTACTAAAACGGTTAAGTTTAATTTATGTCTTCAAAAGAATACTTATAATAATCAATGTCTTGTTTATACTTTTGATAAACAAGACTTTTTATTTCTTCATCGTAAAAATATTTATAACTGCTTGGTAATTGTTGGTTCACTGTTTGTCTAGGGATATCTCCACAAAAATCGGTATTACTTGTTTTTTTACCGTGATGAACAGATGTGTATTTATTGGGGTCAATGGTGTAATCGCCAAGTTGGTGTGTTTCATTTTTATCAATTTTGATGTAAACAAATGGGATAGCTTCTTCTCCTGGAATATACTGAGAGTGTCTGTGATATTTATCAGAATTATTTAGATTTATTGTATTGTGTTGTTTGAGATATTCTCTAAAAGATAAATTATGGGAGGTCTGAGCTCTATAAATACTTACTGCGCGTGTGTATGGATTCATTATAAATTTTATGTATGTGTAATTTAAAGGCAAAGCTCTTTTTTTTATACGTTTGTTAAATAATTCAGTTCTATAGCGATGTATAAAAGAATTGTATTTAATGCCGTCATTTAATAGTCCAATTATGTCCAAATAACATTGAAATGAAATAGAACACCCTGCGCGTGGTGAAAAGGCAATACATAATTTATTTTTCGAGTCTCCATAAATTAAATCTTTATAAGGATGGTTTGAATTAATAATTGACTTAAAAGCATTTGGTGTTTTTAGAATATTTTCTCTAATAAGTTTATTTTCTTTAGCTTTATCCATTTAAAACTAATTTTATTTTTTTTACAAAATTAAATTTACTTAACCAAATCGGCAGTAAATAAAATAAAAGATGAACGTCGATTTTTGTAACTCGAAGGCTTACCTTATTGATAATAAAGAACTTAAGGAAAAAGTCTTTTTAGAATGCGAATCGTTGTTTGGTACAACTTTACGCCGGGATCATTTTCCAGGTCCCCAACCAGTTGCTATTGAGCGCAAGAATCTTAATTTAAAAGAAGATTATATGGTTTGTGAAAAAACAGATGGAGAGCGGGCTATTTTATTGTTAGTACAGATCAATAACAAACCGATGTGTTTTATGATTAATCGCAAGAATGAATTTTATTTTATGGATTTTTCTTTTAAAAAAGAAGTTTTTGAGGGTAGTATTTTTGATGGTGAACTCATAAAAACTAAAAATGGAATTTGGAATTATCTTATCCACGATTGTATGGCCTACAACGGTACAAGTTTTCTTGAAATGTCTCATCGTTTGAGGTATGCCTGTATTATTGATTTTATAGTAAAGCGGTACAACAACAAGGAAGAGGATTGTGTGAATATAAAAACAAAGTTATTTTATAAATATGGACCTGGTATTGTTAAAACGTGGGAGCATATTCAGAAAACAACGGAAAATACTATCGATGGGTTGATTTTTACACCGGTCGATCACCCCATACTTTTTGGTCGGGATAATTCTTTGTTTAAGTGGAAAGAAATTAATACAATCGATTTCTTGGTTAAAAGTAAACCTGGAAAGATAAATTTATATTATTACAAAAAAGCATTGGCTATCTTCAAAAGTTTCAAACAAGAAACCGATAATTATAAAAAAATTATTGATTTTGTGGAAGACCGTTCTTTGGTTAAAGGAATTATTATAGAGTTTAAAATTTCTAGTGATCTAGAAAACTTTACACCTTATAGAATTAGAACTGACAAAAGCAGTCCAAATGGAGAAATAACGGTAAATAATACTTTAAATAACATTAAAGAAAATATTAAAATTGAAGAACTTTTTAATTAACTTTTTTTAAACCCGGCGAGACACACGGCGGCGAGTTGACCGGCGACGACGAGCACCGATTTCTGAGTCCCGCTTCTTGCAACCAGCTGCCATGCACCGCTTAGATGACTTCCGCTTCTTGTGACCTATGGCTGCTGACCGACGCCGGCGACGACCATAGCTGGAAGTAGATGGTGCCATAGATGGTGCCATAGATCCCATAGATGGCATTGCTCCAGTGCTGGCGCTTGTGCAGGGGGAGGGGAAGAGACCGGTGCTGTTGAATCCAAGAACACCGCCCTGTCCTGAGGGGCAGAATTCATAACCCATTGAGTTGTAGAGACTTGGGTTACCGCCATCTCCGAATCCGAACCGACGGCGGGATCCGGCACAGTGGCGCTTGTAGAATGAGCGGAATGCCTTCATTGCCGCCTTCTTGCTAACACGAGCTCCAGCCCGGCGCCGCTTACCAAATTCGGCATCGCGCTTGTATTTCATACCGAACATTGGGAGCCGACGGTTACCGAAAGACATTTCGTCTTCACCGAAGGCATCCCGACGCTTGTGGGACCGGCGACGGGTGCTGTGCATCTTCCGGCGATGGGTCTTCTTGTGGTGCTTCATTGATTTCTTGTGTGCCTTAAGAAGCTTCTTGCGAAGAGCGCGTGCCTTACGGAGGCAGCTCTTCTTAAGGGAAGATACTGACTTGTAAACCTTCTTCTTACCAACCTTCTTTGTTGCCTTTACGCGGTATTTCCGGCAAAGACGGAGAAGCTTGGAAGGAGGCTTGCGGTGGTGCTTTTTAGATGTCCGGCGTTTAGTAGCACGGCGTTTTTTACCAAAACTGAATCCGAGGAGGCCCATTTTAATTATAAATTACCCCAAGAAATTATTTTCCAAATTAAATTAAATTAATTAAATTAAAAAAATTAAAAGAATTTAAATTCCACCGAGAAAGTAACTCCAAAAATTTTGTACGGTCTTTGGACCCCTTTAATTCAATGGTCGAGTTTTCAATTATAAATAAATCCCTAGCCGTTTGGTAATCAAATGACTCTGGAACGGTATAACGTGCCGCATCAGAACTCTTTAAAAAATTATCAATTGAACGATGCTTCTTAATAATATTTAACGCGCTAACTGGTCCTATCTTAGGAATTGTACAAGTATAATCACATCCACAAAATATACAAAGATCTGTAAATTCGGCTTGGGATAGATCTAATCCTTGAAGTACTTTATCAATTTCACATAAAAAATAACTGTTTTTCTTAGAAAATATAAAATTTCCACCAAATGCCAACGAATCGGTATCTTCCGTAAGAATATAATCGGCGTGGTTGTATTTTTGTAAAAAGACACACGCTTTTTCAGCTTCCGTTTCGGCGATGAAAAACGGTATTCCTAAACTTTTTAATATTTCCATAATTTCCTGTGAATGTTTGACAGTTACCTTTTTCACATTTTTCTCCATTGAACTAATTTTTTTAGTGAGTTCCCTTACTTTCTTTATTTTTTCAAATTCTTCGGGATCATCTGGAGCCTCCGTATCAGAATCGATATATTCGTCTCCATAATTAACCAATTTAAGCTCTTCTTGAAGTTTAACTACATTTTCCTTAAGTAAATTATTTTGTTCTTTACGTTTGTTAAGAATCTCACGCTTCGCCTCCGGTGGCTTTCCGTCAAACACAAATATCATATTAATGTTGTTGTTTCGAAGTTCAAGTATTTTATTTAAAAAACCGAGTATATGGAAATTATCGGAAGAGTAAATAAAACTATACTTGTAAATTAAAATACTTGAATCTATACAAACCGTTTTTCCATTAAGCTCCGTAAGATCTATCGGCCGAATAGCATCTGGAACGTGCTTCTTAATAAGCGCTTTAATACCTTTAATACCCATTAAAATGAAAACAATTTCATTTTAATTTTATTAAATTTATTTATTTTATTTGTTTAAATTAATTTTCTGTATCTAAGAACGGTACAAACTTAAATGTACTCTTCGGTTCTTCAGACTCATAAAATTTACCTATATCCAAAGTAACACCTTCCGGCTGTTTTTGACGTGGTGGGCGATACTTAGGGTGCTTTGTAATACCTTCTTCGCGGTACTTCAAGACAGAGTCCCAAAAATCTTTCATTTTAGGAAGTTCCTTAGCAAACCATTCACGGTCCCGATGGACTTCAACTACATTCATAACAAAATCATCGTCACTGTTACCTGGAACAAACTCGATAAAGTGACCAAGCTCGAGATCGCATATTTCAAGATTTAAAAGAACTTGGGAAAGATAATGATGAGGAACCTCTCCCATAACTATTTTACGCTTTAATGGACACTTTACTTCTAATAAAATACCATCCGTTGTAATTCCATCCGGAGAACCACCCAACCAACTATAGTCACGATGAATCAATAAACCAAAAGAAAGTACCTTTTTATTATAACGTTCAGAATATTTCTCAATAGCAATGTCTTCATAATGATTTCCCCACCTCGTCGCTGTATTTCCTACAAAAGGCTTGGGATTGGCATTACATTTATCAACAAGCAGATTCCACGGTGTTTTGTAACTGTTTTCACCTAACACTGTTGGTATATCACTTGCTGTAATGGCATTTTCACGTTGACGATACCATTCTGGTGTGCGTTGTTCATATTGAGGTATCTTAAGAAGTTCTTCGACTCTAAAATGTATGGAATCCATTGTTTTATTTAAAAAAAAGTCTTTTCTTTAAACACTTTTTAGAAAACGAATATCCGCGTTTACTTTATTTAACGCGTTAACTTTTTTCAACGCTTTTTTACCAAAAGCAGGGAGTTGATTCTGTCCGGCTATATCACCAGTCGTAGAAGTCAAACTAAGTTGGTTAAATAAAAATTGTCCATCGGGTGATGCTACAGGAACGCGATCAATACCAGCAACCATTTGAGGGCTCCATCCCTGAGAAGTTGCTAAACCAGTCGCCATTTACTTTAATTATTATTTTTATTTAAAATTAAATAAAAATTAAAGGTAAATGCAGTGTTATATATTATTAGCTGCATCGTTATTTATAATAGCTCTTATTATTATAACGTATTTGTATAAACTAAAGGGGAAATTTATAGCAATAGTAGCATTATTAGCGTGTGTATTGTTTATCTGTGTTTATTTTATAAAGAAAAAGGACACCGATCAAAATAAGGCGTGTATAATAGGAAAAAATAAAACATATAATGGGTTTATTAGCGGTGGATGTTTTGATATATGGCACGTATTACATTTTCTTTACTGGATACTTATTGGTTTAATGGTTCCTGATATGTATACTCACGTTTTTGTGTTGTCGGTTGGATGGGAAACAGCTGAACATTTATATTTCAAGCATAAAAAAGTATGTAACAGTATTTTCTGTGGACGTATTGAAGACATTGCGCTAAATATGGGTGGGTACTACCTTGGTAATTTACTTTACCAATTTCGTGAACGTTAAAACCGTTAGTCTTCATTACTGCTACCACCAAAACGAGAATACCGGGACATTTTATACGAAGCCCAGGTATTTTAATTTTAAACAAATTTTAAATTAAATACTTTGAAGGTAAGCGATATCGGCGTTTACTGTATTCGCTTTTCCTTTTGAAGAACGACGTTTACCAAAAGAAGCAGATTTTTTTAAAATTTTATCTTCTGTAATATGTTCATTGTCCTCATTTTTAAAAGCAATAATGGGTTTATCACCTATTACCGCTTTTATTAATTTAATAGCATCATCTCCGGTATCAAATGTTCCTAAAATATTTTTTTTTGTTTCTGGAACATTATATTCGTGATTTATTTTACCTGTTTTATACTCTTCATAAATTTCATTATTTTCTTTTTCATCATAGTCATTTCTTATAGATAACCCAACCTCAGGTAATTGTCTTGGTTCACCATAATGTTCTAGTGTAAAATGTCCGTCTGTACGTGGATCTTTAAATATTAATGTCGAATATCTAATTCTTCCTTTATCAACCATTAATTTAATTAATTTGTAAAACTCTTCATTACTACCACCCGATACAGCTGAGGGTGTACCGGCCGCTTTAACCCATTCACCATCTTTTTGAACCCAACCACCAAAACGAAAATACCGGGGCATTTTATACCAAGCCGAGGTATTTTAATTTTAAACGAATTTAAATTAAATTAAAAAAACGCTTTTTAATCAGAGCGTAAAACTTTTCGTGAACTTCAGTCTTCGTGAACTTTGGGAGCTAGACAAAACTGAAGTTTACCCAAATTGGCAACGTTGTATTCAATAACCAGAGGATATTCCTTCTTTAAAAATATTTCAACCGTGCTACACAAATTTGTACTTTTGGTAAACGAATTGAGATATTTAAGGTCAAATTTTTCACACACATTTTGGTTCTTTTTGGAAAAAATTAGTCCGTTTTGCGCTTCTCCAATAATAATCTTTTGAGAAGCAAAATCTCCATTTGATTCAAGTATGAATTTAGATTCAGTACTACTTATGGATACTTGGTTACTAATTACAGAAAGATCACGGCAATACTTTTGAAGATCTATACTTGGCATTGAAATAACTGAGTCATATTGAATATCTGGAATTTCCAACTTTTCTTCGGAAATATCAAGTAACTTGAGATAACTTTCAGTAACTGTATTCTTTTCTTTGTTTTCAATACGAATACCAAGCTCATTCATAGCATTTTTGCGAATAAATAATGTTAGTACATCGTTATTACTGACTGTTTTTAGAATCTTAAAAAAATAAATCATATTAATTCCACATATGTTCTTTGAAGAACAAACGTATTCTTCAAAATTGTCTTTTACGAGCCGGACATATACCAGAGCAACTCTGGCATTATCCATAGTCATAATTTTAAGTCCATTGTTGTCAAAGTAAAGATTGATATCAGTAAGAACTTCTTTTAAAGATTCTACCAAAATCTTAATGCTTTGTGACTGAACGGTTTTAATGTAAAGTAAATATTCCTCCATAATTTTAAAAGAAGTTTATTTTTTTAAATGAATTCTGATAAACTAGTAATATTAATCATTTTTTTATTAAGTATCTGTAAATTTATATTATTATTTAATGGAATATCTATTTTATCGTAATTTAATAATATCATTTCAAAAGTTATATTTATTTTGTTATTAAAAAACATTTTGAAATGTTTTGTGATATATTTTATTTTTTCGTCGTAACCCACAGTTGCACAAATAAGTGAATCATATTTTTTAAACAATTCAGTTTCGTTCAATTTAAAATCGAATACATTGATTGATGAATTTCTGGGATAAACATTTATGTATTCCTTTTCACCGATGTAGTAATGGGTGTAAATGAAAATTTCTGAAAATGATTGAAACAATGGAATGTCCAATCCAGTTGTATTTAAAAAGTCATCATAACTGATATATTCTTCAAAAAGAGAATCTACTTCAATTTTAATAATACCCTTGTTTTCATAGTATTTCCACATTGGTTGAACTCTTGATAAAGTATTGAGTCGTGGAAAGATTTCTTCAAATTCATTAAAATCGGTTATTTTACAAATTAAATAATTCCTGGAATTCTTTTTAACGGGTTTTTTATTTTTATGGATATTGTGGTAAACATTCACACCTTGTGTATAAATATTTTTTAACAAACCATTTACTTTATTTTTTAAAACAATACCTGCTACAAACCCACCAATAAATTTAAACATTATAAAAATATTAAAAATTACATCTTTATGTTAATTTAAAGAAGTAATTTAATAAAAATTAATGGATTCTGAAATTAAAAAGAAAAGGGGCCGCAAGCCTAAAAATTTCACCATCGAGCAAATAGTTGTTCCCCAGGAAAAAAAAAAGCGTGGAAGAAAGAAGAAATATGAAATTGAAAACTTCGAACGCATTTTAAACAGAGATGAAGAAAATAACTTTAATCACCACATCATTTATTCAGACGATGAAAATACAGTTCCCGATGATAGTTGTGTGAAAAAGGTTTCTTTTGGTAATTTAAACATCACCGTTTCCAAAAAAGTGGAAAATGAAAATATCAACGATTTTAAATTAAAAACGCGGAATAATTTTAATTCAATAAACAAAGATGAATATTCATCGGACGAAGAAAAAGAAGTTCCAATTGAATCATTCGTTAATATTGATGAAAGGGTTTATTCAGAAAATAAAAAGTATATGCCAAAGATAGTATCCGATTGTCTTTCTGAAAAATCAACAAAGAAAATTAAAGTAATTACCACCACAAAAGATCAAGTTAAAACGGAATCCGAATGGCCTGAGATGTGTAATGTTTGCTGTTGGTGGTGTTGTCATACATTTGAAGGACCTCCTTGTACACTTCCCGTAAAATATGACCCTCTTAGAAAAAGATTTTGTTTTATTGGTCTATTTTGTTCGTGGAACTGTGTAAAAGCTTATAACATTGATAGAGCGGATCATAAAAAATTTGAATGTTCGGCATTAATAACTTTATTGATTCAACAAATGTATGGAATTGTCGAAGCAATAAATATTAAACAAGCACCTCCAAGGCAATGTCTTAAAATGTTTGGGGGGTATCTTGATATCTCGGAATTTAGAAATTCAGAAACAGTAGGTAGTTATCATTTAAATTTAATAAATTTTACATACATTTATCCTGAAATCACTGAAGTAAATTTAGTAAAATCAAAGAATGAAAAGAAAAACTTAAGACTTTCACGTCCTAACGTTTAAACGTTTAGTACAAAACTTTAGTACATCGCACTAAGCATTAAAAAGACGATTATACAAACCACAAAAAACGTAACGTAATTTTTTACATCTGAACAAACTGTATTTTGGTACTGATTACCAAAATAACTTTTACCAAAATAACTAGTTCCGTTTGTACCGGTGTTATTCATTTGAGGTACATACGTCGTGTCTCTTAACATCCATTCAGGGTGGTTTATAAGAACGTAATTTTTAACAATATCATCAAATCGTGGATGACCAATCACTTTCATTAAATTATAATCAATGTTATCGCTACCATTATATTGATTAAAATTGGCTGTTTGTTTGTCTGGGTACCCAATACGCATATAACTACTTTGGTTGGGATTTTCAGAACCATCTGCTTTTTCAGGTGGTTTGAGATTTTTAGGCTTACTTTTATTTACATTGGAATCTAAAATTAATTTAGTTAGTTTATCTATTTCTTCCTGTGTGTCTTTTATTTGGGCAGAACCCAGCATAAATGCTGTATCGATTGGACTAAAATTTAATTTTGACATTTAATGTTACCGTTATTTTTTTTATTTATTTAATGTTTAATTCAAGTCCGCCATTTTTTCCACCCTTTTTACCCTTGATGTTAAGTGTTTTTACTGTGCTTCCTAAAGAAACACTTGAAACATCAGATGTATCACTTGAAGCAATTGAAAAGCGATCATCGTCGTTTATGGGATTTTCCTCGTAATATCCATTGTTTGTGAAAGTTGGTTTTCCATAAGCTCCTGGAGGAGGCATTGGAGGTTGGGGGAAATTATTCATTTTGTTGAATTGGTTTTGTGGGTGATTTGATGCCAAACTTGTTCCATTAAATAATCCAGGATCTAAACTGGGACCTCGCATTTCTTTGCGAATTCCTCGAGTTTCCATAGGGGGTGGCATACCTTGGCTACCAGGTTGTTGACCCATTCCAGGTTGAGGCATTCCTTGAGGAGGTGGTGGTTTATTCATTTCTTTCATTCCCTGACTCATTGCTCCCATCATTGAAGCCATAAAATTGGGATTATTTTGAGCAATTATATTTCCCATAGCAGGTCCCTTAAGAAGACTATTTGTGAGATGGAACATAAAGGCGCTTCCACCAAGCATTAGAAGTAATTCAATTTCAGGAGCGACTTCTGCTTTGGAACTATATTTTTCGTGAAGTTTTTCAAAAATATTGTCATAGTCATCAACATTTTCCATAACATTTTCTGACCAACCTTCGAGTTTAATGTTAAATGGATCAAATTTCTTATTTAAGAATTCAACGCCAGTCACACAAGCCATCAGACACCGACGGGCAAATTTAATTCCAGCTTGGGTTTCGATAAATTTTTTAATTTTTTCATATTCAAACATCATTTCTTCATAATTTGAAGTCATATTGAACTTCTTAGTAAATTCAAACCCCTTCTTTTCCAAAGCGGCGATCTTAATAAGAAGATCTTGCTTCATTTTTTGTTTTTCTTCGAATGAAGCTGACTTGGGTTGTTCGCTTTCTTCAGAATATTCTGAACCCATTTGGGAGGATTCTTCGGAATATTCTGATTCTGAATAATCATCATTATTTTGTTGTTGAGAAACTTTTTTGGGATTTGAAAACATTGAGTAGTCATGGTTAATCGGGCGGTGACTTTCCTTTTTTCTAAGAACTTTTTTCGTCTTCTTTTTGCGAATGGGTTCTTCAGAAACTTCACTCCCTGAATAAGAACTTTCCGATGAACTATATTCACTTTCTTCGGGACGGACCACCTTAATATTATTTATTCCTTTTACACCCTTAATGTCAACAACTTGATTTGTAGAGTCACCCTGTGATACTTTTATAAATTCAGAACTCATATTTACATTTAAACTATACATTCTTTAAACTTATTTAACGCAAATTAAATTAAACTTTTAAATACGGTTTCTCGAATATAATTAGGTTGGCCGGCAAGATGTAAAAACAGTGTTTTATATATTTTTTCTTCATTATTTTCTATTTTATCAACAACATTTAAAAAGAATTTACCTTCGTTATCAACAAGTGTTTTGTCGGAGTATTTTTCTCTTACCAACAAATTCATAACTCCTTGTTCATAACATATACCTGCCCACATTCCTTGTTCTTTATTATCCTTTATACAATCCTTTTTGTTAGCTATAAAATCCAAACAGTCATCTAAAAATTGATGCCCCGTTTCAGAATTTTTTATTAAAAATAACCCGGCATTTAAAATATGAATATTCTTACTCCACCAAGTATCTTTTCCTATAATTACATCAGGCTCTCCATATCTACTTATAAGATCATCTAAAGATTTACTAAGATCAGGTACAATTGTATCAGAATCTGCCCACATAACATAATCATAATAAGGAAGAGCTTCTTTTACTTTGTGTATTTTACACCAATACGTCGTTGCTACTTCTTTAGGACAATTCTCTAATAAAGCATACGTGTATCCTTGGATATCAGCGTATTTTTTAAAATTTAAGTTATGGTAATCTATATATTTACCAGTTCTATTTTCAGCTGTAATAATGAGAATGTTTCTTTTTCTATGTTTTACCGGTGTGAATAAATTTTGTTTGAACGGCATTAATTTATAAACATTTAATTTGACCTGGTCGTAATTAAAAAATGTATAAATTATACCCACGATTAAAAGGAAAAGTAAAATTAAAACTATTTTCATTTATTTTTAAACAATAATTTTATTTAAGGTAATAATAATTTTTATTTTAAATGTATTCAAAGTGGAATACATCAAGTTATCCAACCTGGAACTACCGCAAAATAAATAAAGGAGTAACAAGATACTCAGCTGGAATACTTCCATACACTTTTGACCAAGATGGAAAATGTTTTTTTCTATTAGGAAAAGATAATGACAACGACTGGTCAGATTTTGGCGGACGATGCGAATTCAAAGATAGAAGTGAACCCATAAACACAGCTGTACGAGAATTTTATGAAGAAACTCTAGGTTCTGTTATAAATATTGAAGAATGTATTACTAAACTTGGACAAAATCCTGTAAAAATAGTATCCAAAACACTTAATGGTAGTCCATATTATATGTACCTTATGTATATTGAAAATCAGAATTATTCAGATACATTTAATAAAACTGCTCAATTCTTGAGATATCAATTTGATAAACAAGAAATGAACAAACTTATTGAAAAAAATACAATTCGGTGGGTAAGTATGGATACCGTTTTACTTTGTATGGAAAATAAAAATGCCCCGATTAGTTTACGTGGTGTTTTTTATACTACAATGATTAACTCACAAGATCAACTCCAATTTTTAATTAAAGATACTTTAAATTAAGGTATTTTTTCATTGAAAGTTTGGGTAATAATGTTTCCAACGATTCAGGGAGTTCAAATGGAATTTGAAGATTATGGATACTTTGAAAATTATTTTCCATAATTTCAATTACAGAACAATTTTTTACCAAACGGTCAAGATGTTCTTTGAGTTGCTTTTTTAATTCTGTTTTTGTAAATTTAACTTGTTTATCTGGTTTAACACCTTTGGTTTGTTTAACACTTTTGGGTTCTTTAAACATAAGGTACGTCAGCGCTTGAAGATAACAATCGGAAAGATCATCTTTCTTTTTGCTATTTTCAAATACCTTCACCCATTCAGATTCAGAATATTCCTCTAATTTTACCCGAGCTATGGCAACTCCCATCTTTTTTGTTTGAGCATACTTTCCCTTTACTATCTTTCCTTTATTACTGATATCCAATTCAGGACCATTGTAACACTTCAACTTGTGTTTGGGACTAAAAAATTCAACAGAATTTATTTTATCCGTTTGTTTATCAACTACTCCACGAATATAAAAATACGTTTGTAAACACCCAGCAATAATACGCATCTTGGGATTAAACGATGGTTGTTTTTCTATAAGAACTATATCGACGTCACAAAGGTATGGACGCTGATCAAGTTGGTTTATCAGAGTAAGGTACAACTCGGCAATACCCGAAGTGGCGATATGGGCGCTAAAGGTGTTTCCTTTTTTACTGAGCTCGATAATTTCCCAATGAAGAATCGTCGGAGACGATTCCGCAACAACTTCGTTGTTGCTTTTAATAGTCGGGGAGGATTCACCATTTTTTTCAATAATACAATATGCCAAGTTAACAATACCCACATCAAATGAAAGGATTTTCATTGTTTTTATTTTAAAACAAAGACAATTCTTTAAATGTAATTTAATTTTTATAAGCACCTTAATTGCTGTATGCGAGACCACCCATTCCTGACATAATCCGGAGCACGTTGTAATTAACGGCAAAGATTGTGAGTGGGTTGATGAGATTACTTGGATTTGGATTAATTACCGTTCCATTGTAATTAATAGAATTTGCATTATTAAATACAAGCTGGGCAGTATCTATACGGGAGAAGTTACAAGTTCCACTGGGTTGGTGCTCTTCAGGGCGAAGAGCAAAACTGTAAACAGCAATACAATCGGGATTTGCCGTAGAACCAAATCCAGTATGAGTATCCCAAATCTGATTACGGGTGAAATATGTAAAATGGCGTTCACTAAAACGGTCAGTTCCATTAAGAACAATTTTAGTTGTAAGGCCACTTTTTGATGAAGTAGTAGGCGGTGGTGGAAAATTAGAACCTGCTGGTATACTTCCAGTAATTGGAAATGGTGTTGCCCCACCTGTTATAACAGAATACTGACTTGGGGTTATTACTGTCACTGGAAGCGGTGTTCCGCACCAAATGAGTTCCTTCACTGGGTGGTTAAAATTCAGACGAATTGTTTCAGATGAAGTGGTTACTCCTGATTCCTGTTGATACTGGAGCTGATCAATAAGGTACTCGTGAGCATTTTGTGCAAATTGGCGACGTTCTGTTGTATCGAGATAAATATAATCTGCATAAACAGTTATTGAAGTTAAATCAACTGTTGGTGCAGTAGTATCAGGAAGAACAAATTGATTTGCAAGTGCAAACTGAATGTTAAACTTCACTTCGTGATACTGAAGAGCGATGAGAGGAATCGCAAGACCAGGGTTCTTACAGAACCAAAAAGCCATTGGGATATAAGCACGTTGAGGAGCAGATGCCGTTCCATATCCCCCAGTGCCAAAATTGTTATATGATTTATTGCCTTTATGAGTATACGACATTTGTTGATATCTAGTTGGAAGATAAACAACATCATTTTCAGAAGAAGGTTCTTGACCACCAATACCTAACCCAAGAGGAGCTTGGATACCTGTTGGATTACATTCTGTAAGTTCACGCCATACTGTGAGCCAAAGACCATATTGGCGGTCAATAAGTTGACCACCGATTTCAAGCTCAAGCTGTTGAAGAAGTGCGTGGCTAAAATCACAACCTAACCAACAATCACTTGTTGTTACGATAACCGTAGATGGATTGTATTCAATCCAAAGATTCTTAAGAAGATCTCCGTTACGGCTAACAGTCACACTTACACGAGCCCCTGGAACAACGGAACCGTTAATAGTTTGTTGGATAGATTCAACGGCAAAGTTGGTATGGCGACGGTAAACTGATTTGAAAAAGGTAATTTGTGGTTGACCAGTAAGATAAATATCTTGGGCGCCGTAGGCAACAAGTTGCATAAGTCCTCCACCCATTTTTAATTTTAATTAATCTTATTATTTTATTTTTAATTAAAATTAAAAGAAATTTTTAATTAAAATTAAAAGAAATTTTACTTGTTGTTTTAATTGCTGTATGCGAGACCACCCATTCCTGACATAATCCGGAGCACGTTGTAATTAACAGCATAGATATCGAGGGGGTTAACTGTTGCCCCGTTGAAAACAAGCTGGGCTGTATCAATTCGGGAAAAGTTACAGGTTCCACTGGGTTGGTGTTCTTCAGGACGAAGAGCAAATGAGTAAACAGCAACAGTATCCCACCATTTTTAATTTAAACTTATTATTTTAAATTTTTGAAAAATTTCCAACGATTTGTTTCATTTGTTTTTGTTTCTTTTCCTTTTCACGAAGAATCTTTTGAACTTGTTCATCGAGTTTGTCATCTATACTAAGTTCCTTGGTTGTCTTTTTGGGATTGGCAAGAAATGAAAATCTATCATCAACCTTTTTGGCTTTCTTGGTGATGTTTTTAAGTTTGCGTTCTTCTTGGGATAAAACATACGCGTCCGTTTTGACTTTTTGTTCAACTAATTTTTCATTCCAGCAAATATGGATTTCACCGTTATTGTAGGCAGAAACAATATAACCTTCTTCATCAAGTATTTTGAAAATATCTTTTACTACTAATTCAAAATCGTATACTGGAAGGTCATTAACTATAGGAGGAATTAAATAAACGCATTGTTCTTTTTTAAGTCCCGCGTAGTAAATGATTTTTTTGTGAATATTTTCAACAATTTTTTTTACGGATTCTTTTGTTCGCAGTTTCCGTTCTTTTCCAATTTGTAATACTTCTTGAACATTCATTTATAGTATTAATTAATTTATTTCAAGAAAATTAACGGAATTTAGACGTTTATAGTAATAGTAATAATAAACATAATAAATCAACATAATCTGATTTAACATAAGCTTATAACAACAATGTAAAATTGTCACAACGGCATAAAGGTCTTTAATCATTTTAAATTGATTTTATTTTTTTTTAATTAATTTTAACGTTTACCATTTTTCCACTTGCGTCTTTATGGAATAATCTTGGATCATATCGAGAATCATCTTTCCTGATATTCGGCAATTTTATGGAATATCCAGAAAATTCTCCATTAACATCAACATCGTTATCGCCTATAGACATAATTGTATAAACATTGTATTCAGCAAGCTTTTCCTTAACTTTTGATTTAAAGTATTCATTATTTTCCTGAGGACTGTGGCGAAGGTAAATAAAATCATAATAATATGCCTTTTTAGGCACTTCAAGATAATTATATAATTCAGAAAATTCAGGATTTTCTGGGTTTGGGTAAATATCAAATTGAATAAGGTTCTCCATAGTTTCTCTTGTATACACCGAGTCTCGAGCTGTTATTATTAAAACTTTTATATTGCGGTCGTTACATTCTTTTATTAATTTTATTATTGGCTTTATGGGTTTATTTGTTTCTGAAAATATAAGAGTGTCATCAATATCAAACATAACAGCGTAATTAACTCCAGAAGGAGCTATACTTATTGTATTTAAAAAATGAACTCCTAATTCATATGCTACTTGGTAGACATTTTTAGGTTTTGTCATCAAATAAATAACCGATAAAATTATTAATATAACAAATTCAATCATTTAAAATTTAAAAACATTTTTAATTAAATTAAAATACTTTAAAAGATAAAGCAATGAAAAATTCTTTTATTTTAATTGGATTCATTGTTTTCATTATTTTACTTTACGTTTTTCTTAAAAAAGTATCATTTTTTGGTGCTGGTACCGCTTGTACAGTATTCGCGTGTGGTGTTAACACCACAATAAGTACACCAAGGGTAATTAATGGTACATCTTATTTCGTTCTTGACACAGCTACTTACCAAACAAATCTCAATGAGGGTATTAATTTGTCTACAACCAACAAGATGGGAGATCTAGACAAACAATTAGTTAGTTTAAACAAATCAAATTACGCTTTATATGATACATTTTATAAAAATAAAAAAAACCAATCAAATTACACTTTATATAAATCTAAGGTTGATGAGAAAAACAATGATCTGAAAAATAATAATCTGACAACTAAGTTTAAAATAAACTATATTCCAGCTTAAAGTTCTTCTTCAGGACGATGGATATCAAGTGTAAAATTCTTTTTTCCACGTTTAACTGAATAGTTACACAACCGTGGACGAGAAAGCGGGCTCGATGGTTTGTTAATATAAACTCTTTTGATTTTAGCCATCCAGGAAGTAGTATTGTTTACCCCACTTACCAAATTATTTATAATTTTATTGTGGTTGATTATGGATCCCCACGTTTTTTCAGAACACCACAACGTCAACGGTGTGTCATCGTTGTAACACCCTAAAATACGGAGAGACTGTAAAAGGTTTTCTCCGTGTGTATTCTTAGCAGCATACAGATATTGATCTGTAAGATGAAGAGAATAATCTGTTGATACAAAACTAATACCACGTGAAGCAAGATGTCCTGCTATTATACATATATGAGTATGATTGTATTCTGTATCGTCTTTAAGAATTTGTAAGACTTCGGAAATACTGTAATTTTTAAAGCAATGGATAAAGTTTTCAAGAATAAAATATTTATTAATGAGTTGTCCATAATTATTGACCATTCTCTTTTCAGTAAATGGAAAATTATTACGTTCTAAGTTTACAACTTTAATTCCATCCCCGTTGTACGTCAAAACTGTCATATTTTTATAAAGTTCCGATAGATATGTTTGTATTTTGGTATGATTTTCGCGTTCCTTGACAACTGTATGGAGAATAACACCTTGATCTTTTTCTAAAAAGGCCTCGTAAATTTCATCCATAGCGGGAAGATCGCAAAGAGGAAAATCGTGTTCTGATCGTATAATACAGCTCTCAACAAAATTTACATTGAGTGATTCAATACCGTGATAATTGTTATTGGGTTTGATTTTTTTAATTTTGGAGAGCGATGTGTCACTGGAAAAGAGCGCAAAAGGTGTTGCCGTCGCTCCCAAGATAAATTTAGCTTTTTTCTTGATAAAGCTAAGATGTTGATCAATAATACTTGCTTGATCTTTAGATTTTATACTAAAATCAACTTCGTCAATACAAAGATTAAATGGTTTGTTAAATTGAACAATGATATCTTCCATTTTTTTAAGCTGGAACCCATTACAAAGTAAAATAATAATTCCTAGAGACTCCATAAACTTTACAGCTTTTTCAACGGTTAATGCTTTTAACAATTTGACATTTAATAAAGTATCAGTTTGGTCAAATCGGTAACGAAGTTGTAATTGATCGGCTGTTATATTTCTTACAATGAATACAACGGGTACTTTGTGTTCATTAATAGATCGATAACAATAATTGATTTCTTCATTTGTTTTTCCTGATTGAACGTGTCCAACAACGGTAAGGTACCGCGAATCAAAATAATTAGTCATTTTCTAAATTTTATCTGCCCAATTTAAAGTAAATTGATTTTTGTAAAAAAAATAATATTGCCGTTGATTAAAGTTAAATGGTAAGTATTAATTTTATCATAAATGTACTTATCCAGGTTCTGGCTATATTTATCTTTTTAACGATATTTTTCTTTACCTATGCTTCTAAAGTAGAAGGAACAATCGTTCAAGACAATGTTAACTTTTTACTGGATGATCTCTCAGGAATCCATTTAGGTAGCTTACCCGATAATATAAAAACAACGTTGGTTAATCAAATAAATAGTATCGAAGTTAATACACCTGAAAATATTAAAGCTGGTCAAGAAATAGAAGACTCTAATAATGCTATTAAATCAAGAACAATAAAAACAGCTGGAATGTTTACAGGAGGTGTTGTTATAATTGTTGTTATAAGTTATTTACTTTCTAAGAAGGGTGTGAGTTATTTTAAAAATTTTAATTTACCAAAAATTATTAAAGAAACCATAGTGATACTTATCGCTGTCGCTCTTACAGAGTTTATCTTTCTTAAGTACATTGGGGCTAAATATATATCTATAGACCCAAATGTAATAAAAAAACAATTATACCAAAATTTAAATAATTCTATAAAATAAAGTAATTTATTATGGATAATTTTTGTTCAAAGCCATCTGAAAACTTTATCTTATTTGATAACGTTGTTTTACACATTCTTATTTTGTTTTCCATAGTTTCCGCTCTTTTTATGTTTATTATAGTAAAACTTTCTCAAGAACACTTGGATGGAGAATTTGTTCATATGATTGACAAGTTAGTAAATCCTGAAAATCTTCAGGAAATATTTACAAATCGGGCAGACAATGTTACATTAAAGAATATTATTGCCAATAAATTAAATATAAATAAATCAGATCCTGCCCAAGTCGATATTTTAGATAAATTAACAGATAAAATTTTTGAATTATCACCATCTGACATTTCAGGTATTAAAACATTTTTAACAAGTTTTACAAATGACTACACCAAAAATGCTCACGCACTGCGAGAAGCGCGAAACCAAAAGGTAAAGTACGAAGTCTTAATGGTAATTGCGTTTTTCATAATACTTGGTGTGGTAATAAACTTCTTACCACGCAAAATGGGAAATTACTGTGGTGTTCTCAAACATCTTGGTATTGAACTCCTTGTTATCTTCAGCTGTGTTGGTGCTATTGAATACTGGTTTTTCACAAATGTTGGAAGTAAATATGTTCCCGTTAAACCAACTGTGATTATTCAAACATTTAAAGAAACAATGTTAAAAAAGTTGAACGGAAAGTAAAATTTAATTAAATATTTTTAATAATAAACAAAGATTATGATTAAAAATATTGTTTTTAGCGGGGGTGGATTTAAATCGTGGGCATATATAGGAACTTTACAAGCATTGGAAGAATATTCCATAAAGGGAATTGAAAATGTCATAGGCGTTTCTGCAGGTGCTGTTTTTGGATTGTTTTATGTTTTGGGAATAAAATGGGACTATTTGCTTGAATATTTTATGGAACTCAATACAAAAACAATCGTAGATATCGATATAGATAATATCCTTGTCCAACAATCTTTATTAGCAGGTATAAAATTTACAAATTTAATTCAAGAAATTGTAAGTACAGTTATTGATCCAGGAATAACATTTAAAGATCTTCAAAAACACACCAAAATAAAATTTACCGTCAATGCTATTAACATTGATGACAATACACTTGATTATTTTAATTACGTACTCACGCCCGATATAAAAGTAATTGATGCTGTAAGAGCAAGCTGTACTCTTCCTATTATTTTACCTCCTTACCCAATTAATGGGAAATTTTATTATGATGGAGGTATGTGTAATAACTGTCCTATCAATCTTATGGATGAAGTTGATAGTATAGCATTTGATTTAAAAACAGATGGTGTAAATAGTAGTCCTATTAAGTTATTTGATCTTCTTCAATGCTTAAGTATTATTACAAATAAACATCACAAGAAAGAAAACTATAATGTTTATAGAATACTTGATAATAAATTTAAAAACGAAGTTGTAAATTTTAATCAATCACGGGATCTCATATTTAATATTTATATGAATGGATATCTGAATAGCAAAGAAGTACTTTTAAAAAATCACATCGCATTACCAGAACCCTTGTTAGATTTTGAAAAATCTTGACAAGACACTTTTTTGTTTTTCAAGCTCCTTTTTATTTATATTTTCAACGCTATCGGGATAAAACATATTTTTCTGAGAACGTTCATATTCCATCTTCTTTAATTTTTGAAGATGTGGGTCAAATAACTTAGAATGAACTTTCTGTTTGTTTTCTGTAATTGTGATCTTTTTCATCTTTTCCACACAAGCTTCTAAAGTCGATTTTGTTGAGTCATTGGGTAAATCAACAATTTCAAAATCATCAAAGAGTTCGGCGTATTTTTGAGCTGCTTGTAAATCGTACAAATAGTACATTTTGTCAACAACTTCTTCGGGTTTTTTTAAAGAACTCTTTTCACTTGTTTCTGTGTAATTATAAAAATGATAAATGGTGTCTAAATTAGAATAACAGACCACATTTATTTTATTTTTCTTAGCGGCATTCATCAAATTCGTAGCAATTGGATCGTCAGAGTCGCTAAATATAAAAATGTTTTTTACCGTTCTTAAATTTGTGATGTATTCTTGCTTGTTTTTTAACGTGTATCCCAAAACATTGTGTTTATATTGACGTCCATACATTATTATAGTTTGTTGACCCTTTCCATATAAATGGCCAATGATTGTGTTTTCTTTTAATAAACGAATTATATTGACTACCGGAAATAAAACATTCCAGTCGGGAGAGCAATACATAAATATTTTTCCGGAATAATTTGGTTTCTCATAAATCGTATCTTCATACTTGGTCCGAACCATTTTTCTTTTATTATGCCCAAATTCTTAAGTAAAATTTAAGGTAAAATATTTTTTGTAAAAATAAAATAAAAAGGAAAGATAAATGGCAAATTCCATAAACCCCACCTACATTTTAATAGGAATTATTCTTTTACTTGGCCTGCTCGTTATGATGATGTGTAAAAACAAAAGCCCCTTTGGAGCTTCCGGAACTGAAATGGTAAGTGTTATCCCAACTATTTCCGATGACACTGTACTTATTTTTTACGCTCCCTGGTGCGGACACTGTAAAGAAAGTATGGGAGAATTTAAAGATGCCTCTGATAAAGGAAGTGGAAACATTGTACTTATCGACGCAACCGACCCATCAAATGACGCCCTTGTTAATGAGTACAATATAAAAGGATTCCCCACTATCATTAAGGGTGACGGAACTAAATACACGGGAAGTCGTAGTTCCGAATCCATACTTTCATTTGCCACCGAAAAATAAATTTGCTTAAAGACAAGGGGGTAGTAAAGCTAAGGAAACCAAAAAAAAATGCCACCCAAAAAAACAATCGAAGAAACTTATCAGAAAAAATCTCAACTCGAGCATGTCTTACATCGTCCCGGAATGTATATTGGAGATATCGAACCGATTACTATGGAACGCTGGGTCATATCTGAAAATATTATTGTGAAACGTCCGATTACCTTTAACCCTGGGCTTTACAAAATATTTGATGAAATTTTTACAAACGCAACTGATCATTCTCAACGTGATTCCACGATGAAAAAGATTGAAGTTACTATTTCTAACGATGAGATTTCCATATTTAACGATGGTAACGCTATCCCCGTTGAAGTTCACAAGGAACTGGGAAAGTACGTTCCTGAAATTATTTTTGGCGAATTCCATACCAGTTCCAATTACGATGATACCGAAGCTCGTACGGTTGGAGGCTTAAATGGGTACGGCGCAAAGCTCACCAACGCTTTTTCCAAGAAATTCACCATTGATATCTGTGATGGGAAGTCTCATTTTATCCAGACTTGGGAAAATAATATGTCTATTGTCGGTAAGGCCAAGATAACAGCTTCGAAAAAGAAAAGTTATACTCGTATTTCATTTGTTCCCGATTACACTCGGTTTAATGTTGTTATGAATGAAGATATCATCAATTTGTTCAAGACTCGTGTGTATGAAGGTTCCGCTATTACCGATAAGCGGATTAGTATTTCTTTTAATAATGAGCGTGTTCCCATTAAGACGTTTCAAGACTACATTAAGATGTTTAAGGTCGATTCTTTTGTTTATGAGAAAATAAATGAACGTTGGGAATTTGCTGTTTGTTTGAACCCGTAAGATAAGTTTACCCAAGTTTCTTTTGTGAATGGTATTAGTACTTCTGAAGGAGGTACTCACGTTGATCTTATTACGAACCAAATTATTTATAAGCTTAAGGAGCAACTTGAAAAGAAGCACAAAGATATTACTATTCGTCCGAGTTACATCAAAGATAATCTTCTTGTTTTTGTTAATTGTCTTATTGAGAATCCCGTTTTTTCCAGCCAAACCAAAGAAAACCACGTTACCAAGATAACCAAGTTTGGATCGAAGTGCGAAATTTCCGATGAAATCATCAAAAAGATCGAAAAGTTGGGTATTACAGCGAATGTGGTTGAAATCGCCAAGGCAAAGGAAAACAAAAGTCTTTCTAAAACAGATGGATCCAAGAAAATTCGTTTAACAGGTATTCCCAAACTGGATGATGCCAATAAAGCAGGTGGTGCTGAAGGATACAAGTGTAAACTCATTCTTACTGAAGGTGATAGCGCAAAAGCATCTGCTATTGCTGGTTTGAGTGTGGTTGGTAGGGACTATTATGGTGTTTTTCCATTGAGGGGTAAGTTGCTTAATGTTCGTGATGCGACTTCCGCTCAGCTTTTGAAGAATGAGGAAATTAACTGTTTGAAGAAAATTATGGGTTTACAGCAAGGCAAGGAGTATACGGATCTCAAGTCTCTTCGTTACGGCAGCATTTTAATTTTTACAGATGCCGATAACGATGGTTCGCATATCAAAGGTTTGATTATTAACTGGGTCCATACCTTTTGGCCTAGTTTATTAAAAATAGATTCTTTTATAAGTAGTATTGTTACTCCTATTGTCAAAGTAAGCAAAGGTCCAACCGTTCGTTCTTTTTATACTCAGAATGATTTTGTCGAGTGGAAAAAAGATATAAATGTCACTGGGTGGTCCATAAAGTATTACAAGGGTTTGGGTACATCGACGGCCAAAGAAGCCAAAGAGTATTTTTCCAACTTGGCCAAGCAAACAGTTATTTACAATTTTACCGAAAATACTGACAGTGACCTCATTAAAGCTTTTAAGAAAGGTTATGAAGATCATCGTAAAGAATGGATAAAGGAATCGACTGGTAAAAATTATTCTCTGGATCATACCGTTCTCAAACAAAGTATTTCTCAATTTGTTAATAATGAACTCATTAATTTTTCTATTGCCGATCTTGAGCGTAGCATCCCGAACATTATGGATGGATTTAAACCCTCACAGAGAAAAGTTCTCTACGCCTGTTTGAAAAAGGGTCTGTATGCCGATATGAAAGTAGCTCAGCTCAGTGGTTATATTTCTGAACACACCAGTTATCATCACGGTGAAGCCAGTCTTCAAGGTACTATTGTCGGTATGGCTCAAGACTTTGTTGGAAGCAATAATATAAATCTGTTAGTTCCATCTGGTCAATTTGGTACAAGAATTACGGGTGGTAAGGATAGTGCGAGTCCAAGGTATATCTTTACACGTCTGGAAAATAATGTGAAAACGTTGTTCAATGAGTACGATAATATTTTATTGGATTATCTTGATGACGATGGGATGTCCATTGAGCCGAAGTACTACATTCCTATTATTCCAATGATTTTGGTGAATGGTTCTGAGGGTATTGGTACGGGGTACAGTACAAATATTCCGTGCTACAACCCCACAGAGATCATAGCAAATTTGAATAAACTTATTAACAGCAACGGTGAAGCTGAACTTGATCCGATGGTTCCTTGGTATCGTGGTTTCAAAGGTACTATTGAACTTGAAGAACCGGGTCGGTATCTCACTACTGGTTTGTACAAGCGAGTTCTGAATTCCATAGAAATCACGGAGTTACCAATTGGTAAGTGGACTCAGAATTACAAAGAGCTTCTTGAAGCGATGGTTGAGTCTGGTGAAATTATAGATTACAAGAATAATAGCGATGACAAAGTTATTTATTTCAAGGTTATTTTTCAGAAGACTGTTCTTGATGAGCTTGAAGCAAAGGGTGAAATCGTTAAGAAATTGAAGCTTACGAGTTATATCAATACGACAAATATGCACGTCTTTGATGAGAAGTGTACTATTCGTAAGGTACACAGCCCAGAAGAAATTATTGATCGTTTTTATCGGGTTCGTAAGGAGCACTTTGTAAAGCGAAAGAAGTATCTTATTGATAAACTGAGTTCCGATTACGATTTGCTTTCAGCAAAAGTTCGGTTTATCAAGATGGTTATATCTGAAGAGATAATATTGTTTAACAAGAAAAAAGATTTTATCGTTACACAAATTTCTAAAGTTGATCCTCCATTGATGAAGGTTGACAATACGTGGGATTATTTATTAGATCTCAAGATTCATTTTCTCACTGAAGAAAAAATTACATTACTTGAAAATAAAATGAAAACTATGTCCACAGAGCTTCAAACGCTCAAAGCAACAACGGTTAAGGATATGTGGACATCTGAACTTTCTAAGCTTTAATATTTTTTAAATAATTAATATCTTTTAAATTATTAATATCTTCTTTAACATTTTCCCGTTTTTTTCCAAATGAAACATTTGTAGAAATGAACAAAGTTTCAGCATTAATAATTTTTCCTGCTACTTCTTCGTTTATGGGAGGTTCGGCATTAACAAAATTTACTCTATAAATTGGTCCTAACTTAGCGACATTTTCTAAAAATTTTATAAAAACTTCATCATTAACTGGTGAATAATTACTA